ATTAGCACTAGTAGCAATTTTCATACCTTTGGACGTCACATCTTCAATTGCAGCAGAACGACCTCTCAAAGTCAGATATGAAGATTTAAATAAACATGCTCGTCAGCAAGTAGATTGTCTAGCTCAAAACATGTATTTTGAGAGTGGTTGGGAACCTCAACTAGGTCAGATTGCTGTAGCAATGGTGACTATAAATCGACAGGAAAGTGGATCATATCCCAATACCATTTGTGGTGTTGTAAAACAAAAGGTAGCTAGCACGTGTCAATTTAGTTGGGTGTGTGAATACAAAACAATAAACAATGTTAATAGAGAAGTTTATTTAAAGATTAGAGCATTGGCTGTTTATGTATATGCTAACCGAGATCACATTAAAGATCCAAGCAAAGGAGCTTTATTCTATCACGCAGACTATGTTAATCCAGGATGGCGTAATATGAAATATGTTGCTAAGATTGGCCGTCACAAATTTTATAATCGTAAGGACACATAATGACTTCTAAGGAACAAGTAAATATATTTTTTGGTTGTATTGCAGCATTAATATTTGTAGTTATATTAGCTTTTTGGAATTACAAAATTAATGAAAATAATCTTATGAGTAAAAACATTCAAGATGCAATGGGCAAAGGTATTGATCCATTGAGTGTCAGATGTACGTATGCTAAAGACACAGACAATATTTGTTTGGCATATGCATTGAAGAATAAAGAGCACAATACAGATATTCCAACCCCTATTAGAAAATAGATGAGTTTTGGGGCTATTACTCAGTAACGAAATAGCTGCTTTTAATAACAAGGAGTAACAACAATGAAATACTTACCAAAATTAGATGTGAACCTTATCGGTAACATCGTGGTAGCATTACTTATTGTTAAAGTGTTAGCAAAACTTTTAGGATAGTGATCTAGGGTTGGTGGATCCCTCAAAACCACCATTATTTTTATTGGTTTCATGGCAAAACCTTTCCAATTCGTCTAAGTATTAATACAGTAAGTTTTATACTGACTTTAATATTAACATTTGAATTGGAGACTCGAGTTTATGAAACTCAATCAACCGCCTAAGAAAAAAGAATTATCCAAACTGCAACAACAGCTTTTCCAAAACAATCCCTTATTCATTAATAAAAACGCACCACCAGTTCCACCAAAACTATTCATAGCTACTCCTATGTTTGGTGGTCAAGCTAACTACATGTATATGATTAGCTTAATTAACTTACTTACAAAGCTAGGTCAGTCTGGTATTCCAAGTATGTTTGAAATTGCTGCTAATGAGTCTCTCATTACAAAGGCTCGTAACATTCTTGTAGAAGGCTTTTTAAAGTCAGATGCAACACATATGTTATTCATTGATGCAGACTTAGGGTTTGATGCAGATGATGTTATCAAAATGATTAAATCAGATAAACAATTGATCGGTGGTCAGTATGCTAAGAAGAAAATCAATTGGGACGTAGTAAAACGTGTCGTGCAAGGTGTTCCTGATATCCCTGGTCCTCATATTAACGCTGTCGTTGCAGAGTCTACATTTAGACCAATTGGTGACCAAATGACATTTGATATTAATCAACCAGTTGAAGTTGAAAGTATTGCTACAGGTATGATGTTAATTAAACGTGAAGTATTCACAACAATGGCTGAAAAAATGCCAGAAATCCAAGTTATCTCTGGTGGTTCAGAAACAATGGATCCTAAGACCATGACTCGTATCACAGATCCACATCGTACAGCTCATGCATACTTTGATGTGTCTATTGATCCAGTTAGCAAGGCATATACTTCAGAAGACTTTACATTCTGTCAACGTTGGAGAAAACTTGGTGGTCAAGTATTCTTAGCTCCATGGACTCGTACAGTGCACGTTGGTACATATGAATATGTTTGTGATCTTGGTGCTGTAGCAAAATACACACAACAAATGATGGACCATAGTCCAAATGCAAACTCAACTCCATTCCCACAAAAGCCAGCTGACGCTTCAATTACACCAGCTCAGGTAGCAGTCTAATGGCTGGAATAAAGGACCAAGTCGCTGCAGGGCAGGACATAATGGGCATTAAACTCACTGGTCCTTCGGGTGAACTTAAAGATAATCGATTGGTCGGAGAAAATGGTGAGGTGACTCTCACTAATGAGTATCTGATTAGTCGTGAATTTAAGTCTTCCGCTGAATTTAGTCAGTGGGTTGAAATGCACCACATTAAAACAAAGATCCCACGTATGGATATCATAATCGACTATTGTCAAACGCGATTGATTGATATAGAATCAATAGCACCTCTTATCAATAAGAATTTAAAAGAACGAATTCGAATTGAAGCAGAGGAAGCTCGATTAATGAAGCCTACTGGGAGATTACCATTATAACAATGACGGACTATAAAGCCTATAAAACATACATGGCTTTGAAAACTCACTTTAACGACCCTAAATATAATATCGTTGAAATGAAAGGACGCATTAAAACTAGTCAACAGGGCTTTGCTGGATCTGGCAAAGCCTTTAGTTTTAGACGACTAGTTAAACTTTACAAAGATAAAGAAGTGATTGAATTTATGATTGCTAACTTTATCAAAGGTGATAGATGGGGTGGTGTTTTTGATGCTGAGGCTTCAAAGAACTACCAGGATTGGAAAAGACGAAAAGAGAGTTTATCTTATGTATTTAAAGAAGAACTTTCTCAAGTTATTGAAGAGGCTAGAGATGTTGGTATTAATAACATCATAGAAACTAACGACTCTCATGATCATCCTTATATTGTAAAGTCATTTATGCGAGGTAGCATCAGTCCTGAAACTCTTGTAATAGTAAATAAACTGACTTCGTTTGCTGACAAAGTCTCATGTCAAGATCCTTTTTGGAATGATGTTCATAAATTAATAATAAAATATTCACCATTCGTAAAAGTAGATCTTACGAAGTATCAGGAAACATACAAGAACATTAATGGATGATACCGAATTACAAATACTGAAAGAAAGAGTTAAGCAATTAGAAGAAGCTGTATTATCCTTGTCTGCCGACATTCAAGGTATCAATATTGGTATGAAAGATATGCAGCAGATTATTGTTAAGATTGCTACAAACCAAAATCAACTAGCTGAGCGTGTTAGCATGTGGCCTTATATTAAGGTTCCTGCTAAAAAACCTAAGCATAGAGGTTCAGGCTTGTCAGACGAACTTGACTAAATAATAGTAATATTATATAATGACCTTCGATGAGAGTAGTCTTTTTATCATCATACAACTTTTAAAACTTATATACGGAGAATACAAATGGTAACAAGTTTAGCAGAATTACGTAATAACAAATCAGCTTTCGATGCAAAGCTCCTTCAAGAAGTCGAAAAGATTTCAAATCCCGATAGTAGAGAAGATGATCGCTTCTGGCAGCCAGAGGTAGACAAAGCAGGTAACGGCTATGCTGTTATTCGTTTCCTACCACAACCTAGAGGTGAAGAAATGCCTTGGGTTAGAATCTGGAACCATAGCTTCAAGGGACCAACTGGTAAGTGGTATATCGAAAACTCTCTAACAACATTAGGTAAACCTGATCCTGTATCAGAGCTTAATTCAGAATTATGGAATTCTGGTTTAGAGTCTGACAAAGATACAGTTAGAGAACAAAAGCGTCGTTTAGTTTATATCAGTAACATTTTAGTTATTGAAGATCCAGCTCATCCTGAGAACAATGGTCAAATTAAACTATATCGTTATGGTAAGAAAATATTTGATAAGATCAAAGATGTTATGCAACCTGAATTTCCAGGTGAGGTTCCAATGAACCCATTTGACTTTGATAAGGGTGCTAACTTTAAATTGAAAATCCGTAAGGTAGAAGGCTATAGAAACTATGATAAGTCAGAGTTTGATAGTCCTAATCCTCTTACAACAGATGATGCTCAATTAGAAGCTATCTGGTCTAAAGAACATAGCCTCAATCAATTCTTAGACGCTAAACACTTTAAGAGCTATGACGAATTAAAACGTCATCTCGATACTGTTTTGGGTGGTGGCAATAAAGCTCCAGCTAGAGCAGAGAGTGTTAGTATTGCAGATACTCCTAAAGTAGCTGAAGCTCCTCAATCTGAACCTAGTTTAGATGAAGATGATACAGCAAGCTACTTTGCTAACTTAGCAAATGATGAGTAGTATTAGATGGTAAAAAGAAAGGGAGCTTAGTACTCCCTTTTTTATTAGTAGAAACTTTCTCGTTTCATGTATTGTGATAAAGCACTTTCGGTTGGCCGTGTATCGCCTCTTGGTGCAATGAGTGTATTTTGTTGTTGCATTGATGGTTCCACCGTTGGTGGTGTTACAACAATGTTTGGTGCCATGATTGGTTTATTAAGATCTTCGTTCATTTGTGATTCTGTTTGTATATCTTCTGCTTGAGTATTTTGTAAAGCTGGAGTTGTGACTACATCGTAAGCACCCTTACCAATAGCTTCACCACCTAACGCTCCAACAGTTTTAGCAATAATGCCACCTGGCAACATTCCACCTAAAAAGGTTCCTCCTGCGCCAGACAATGCTCTACCAATGTCACCCGATTGTTTGTATTCTTGGTATCCTGTGTATCCTGAATATGCTAAGTTGGCAGCCATACCTAATGGAGTCTTAGTAGCAATACTTCTTCCAATATCAAATATACCTTTTCCTATCTTGCCAGCACCCGTAGTACCAAGTTTAGCTCCCATTCTTTGGAAGATACTCTTTGTTGCAGCAGGAGCTATTTTACTGCCTAATGCAGTAGCAGCTTTAGCACCACCAGGAAGTAATCTTTTTAGAGCTGTAAGACCTAAACCACCAGCTATGATTGCTGGGAGTGATTCTAACAAACCACTTAAAAGACCTCCACCTTGATTTTGTTGTTGCATTTGGTCTTCAACATCTTCATTAGATCTTAAAAGACCAGCATCTTCGTAAAGTGAATAGTTAGCAGGAGTTACTGGTAATGGTGCTCCAGGAGCAGGTCCTGCTAAGCCACCTTTAAATATATTTTGTACGTTACTAAAGTATTTTGTCTGTTCTTTTGCTTTAACTTCTTTTTGAGCTGGTATTAGTTTCTGTATATTTTGTCTTGCTTTTGTTTCTGGAGTCTTTTCTAGTTTCTTAGATAGTTTATCAAGAGCTTGTCTTAATGCTTTTGAGTCTTGTTTGTTTGCATCTTTAAGTTTTTGTATTGTTGATTCTAATTCTTTGAATAGATCGTTTTGTTCTTCTGTAGCATCTAAAAGTAATTGTTCACGTTTTTCTGTTTGTTTAATAAATTCTTCAAATACTTTTTTATTCATAGAAGCTGACCCTACATTAGGATCAGCTCTAAATTGTGTTTCAAATGTTGAGGTCATAGCCTGAAGTCTAGCTGCCTTTTGTTGATTGGCAGCTTCCTTCATAGTTTCTACTTCCTGTAAGGTATATGTCTTACGAGGACCGCTTGCTAGACCTTTTAATGGATTAGCCATTATTCAGCGTATCTAGCGTTAGGTGTTGGCTCATCTTCTTCTTCTGGTTCCGCTTTAGCAGCAGGAGCAGGAGCAGGAGCTGATCTACGTGGCGGCACAGGCATCATTGGCTGTGCCGCATCAGCCTTTTTTCCTGATGAATATGCATTAGCACCAAAGAAAGCTGCAACCAAAGCTGCGATTGATACGAAGTAAGTTGGAGCAATGTTACCAATAATTGTAGCTGCATCATCTACATCTACCCATGATGCAAAAAGAATTGTGACTGGATATAGCAACATTCCAAATAAAGCAAACCATGTCATCTTACGCATTGCATCTCGTTGAGCATCTTGATCTTCAAGCTCTTTACGTTTGAATTCCAAATACATAGCAAGTTCTTGGCTACTTACATAACCGTCGCCATTAGTATCTGCCTCTTGTAAATGTTGGTAAGCGTTATCACTTACACCCCTTTTGATATCTGCCATTTTTACATTCCTTGTTTCTGTTGTTGTAATTTAGTGTTTTGCTCTTTTAAATGATTAATCAACAACATAATGTAAATTTCCCTTTCCCACGGTATCATGTTTTCAAGCTCTCCTAAACTATATTTGTGAAACTGCATCAGATTAAAGTTAGTCTGATAATAGTTTAAGAGACCTTCATGAGAAAGGACTAGACGAAAAAACTCTGCAGTCCCTCCAGGACTGCTTTATTCTCCGTCTCACACTTCACACATTTAAAATCTAGTTCGTGTCTTAAGATTGGTAACGTCTCAAAGAACACATTAATCTTTTCTAAGTGTTGTGGACTTAATTCTTCCACAAACTCAACCATCTCTTCTGTTGAGTAATCTTTAGCATCATACATCTCGTCACCCTTCCATATTGTTTTTATGGATTTAGCAACAAGTTTTAAGATGTTATCTGCTGTAAGATCTTCTCTTAAGTTTGCAAGCTCCAGGATATCTGGATCTTTCATTGTAATTAATAAGTTATTACCAAGATCAACCTCTGGCCTATGATCTAATGGTTTTTGAACCTTCACAGTTGTGATATCAACCTTTGCATCTTGTTTGTGTTCACAATTATTACAAGTCAGTACTATATCTATGTTTTCACCAACTGATTTTGCTCTAATCTGTAAGAATAGATATTCAATATCATAACTCGGTGAAGTCTTACTTGACACCTTATGATACGTACACTCTTCTACTAATTCATTGACAGCATTGACTTGTTGTTCTAAGTCACCATTCAATGCAATCAATAACTTCTTCTGTTCTTTAACTAAGAAAGGTCTGTATTCAACCTTCTCATTTGTACTAGGTAGCTCTGTTGTATAAACTGGCACCTCAAGTTTTGGTAAAGACATACTATAAAACTCCTATCATCTATCTAAATAAAAAATAATTATCAGCTCCAGTGCCTGTGTATCTTACTGTTCCAGCACCTAAAAGTTGTTGAGCCTGTTGTTGCGGTGTTGTTTGGAAAGGCTCATTGCTATTATTAAAGAAATTAAAGTAATCAAATATTGATTTAGTCTTTTCAGGACCTTGATCTGGACCAATCTCATTTGATCTCCAGCGTCTATAACTAAACGTGACGTTAAGTTTGTGGACTGAATTAGCTAAATTGTTGTCTAAAATAAGTGGGTTTACTGATACAGGGAATAATTCATAGCAAGTAACGCTATATGTTACACGATCAGACTCATCTAACTGGTTAATCACCATGGTTGTGACATAGTTATCTCTGTATTTGGTTGTGTGCCATGCTTGGTTACTTGGAGTTCTATTAACAACTCCGTCTACCCATTGATCAAAATATGTTTTGACCTTCATTTCTCGATCAACAATAAAGTTGATACCCATGTTATCGCCACCGTAATCAACTCCAACTGGGAAGAATTCTGGAGGACCAAAGAGTTGTTGGCGACTTGTTAGTATTCTTGTTTGTGGTAGGAATGCGTTATCAGCAAACATACCTACCTCTCGACCAAAGTTGTTATTAAGTAAACAAATAGGATTGTCAATAATAACTTCAAATCTGTTAGGCTTTGATAGTCCCTTTGATCTCACACTGGCTAAGAAGTTGGTGACGGTATTTTGAGCTCGTCCTGGAGTCGTACGATCAGCTCTAACGTCTACTTCTGGTATTTGTAAATTATCTATAGCCATTAAACCATCCTTCTTGAGTCTCTAAAGACTTGTTCTTTAGAAGCTCCCTTAAATTCTTCTATTGGTAATGTTGCCGCAGCAAGCCATTGGTCGTTAGGTATAGTATAAAATTGAGATCTAACATGATCTGTTAGATATCTCTTCACACAAGCAGAAACTCCTGGATACTTAGCACTATTGTTTAAGATAGTCCAGCTAACTTGAGCTCTACTTTTAGGATCCGATATATCTCTTACTAACTCCAATAATGCACCCATCAACTTAAACCTAAGTCCATAAGGTAAGTAGTGCAAATTTAGTCCATAAAATCCACCTTCAGCTTTGTTAAAAGGTAGGACTAATGGAAATGTATCATAATATGGTAGTGTATCTTTTGTCTTTGGATCATAATTGAAAAGATAGAGACCACCAATTTTCAACGTATTGCCATCCGTAGCTAAGGACCTCTTAACTTGGTTCTTTGTGACCCGCATGTTTTGTACTTGCTTTTGATACCAAGCAAGACTTCTTTTAACAGACTCTGGATCAACTCTTAATTGTTGAAAAGGATTAGCCATTTTTATTATTTATCGATTCCAAGCTCTTTTTCTGTTAATATTTCAAAATGCCAGCCCTTTGTCTTGCAATATTCTCGTGCTGTTTTCCATTTAGCCTGATTAACTCCCCACGTAAAGACTTCATTGATATAATGTTGAGTTCTACGCTTTGGCTTTTCAGGTGGAGCTACAAACTTTGAAGGTTTAATTTCTATAAGATACTTTGTAGTTTTACCATCTTGTTGTTTAACCTTCATGTAAAAATCTACGAAATATCTGTGGATCTTATTGTCTACAGGAGATCTATAAGGAATAATAATCTCTTCTGAGCCCCATTCTAAAACAGAACTATTGTGATCGCAGTATTTCATAAACTTTAATTCCCAAGTGCTTCTGTAGATGACTTGAGTAGGATCACCAATATATTTGGAAGGATTAATAACTTTATACCTTCCTTTGTAAGTTTTGTCTGAATACATGATAAATATTATAAACTATCTAGGAATTAGTATTTATGGCAATTTCTCCAAATGGTCAAGTAGGCCCAGATTTCAGACCAGTAGGGTTTGATCAAAGCGATCTTAAACCACAAACCTTTGGCCCTCAAGGTGGACAAGCAGGGTCAATGAACTACTCTGTCAACCAACTTAAATATCCTCTTTACACGGGCATGGATAAAGACTTACAACACTACATGGTGTTTTTTGTTAATATCCGTGGTAAAAGTAAGGCTACAGACTTTAGCCGTAAAACAGAAATTAAACCAATTGGTCAGAATAGATTCTCAGGTGAACAGTTGGTTCAAGGTGGAGCAGGAGTATTAGGTGGTTCAGCTGGTATTGCTCTTGGTGCTTCTTTAGGTAAGTCGGTTGGTGCTAACTTAGCTAAAACTAATATCCAAAAAGTAAGAAACATTGTACTTACTGGAGCTGCTGCAGCAACTGGTGGCGTTGTTGGTGCTCAAGGAACTCAATGGTTAAACGACAAACTAAAAGCATTCGTTCCAGATAAAACATTTAGAATTGATACAGCTATGATGTTAGCTATTAATGAAAAGCCATCTGTTAAGTATGGTGTCGATTATGATGCTAAAGATTTAGGTACATTCATTGGTTATCTTGCAGGCGGTGTTGGTGGTGTTGAAATGGTTCAAGGCCAACAAACAGCAGAACTTGCTCGTGCCATGGTTCTTAATCTATCAAACATTCCATCTGGTATTGCTAATGCCTTAGGTGGTAACTTAGCTATTTCAGAAGCTATTCAAGCTGGTACTGGTTTAGCTCCTAATCCAT